CCGCAGTAGCAACAACGCTCGCTGTACTCACTCATCGTCACCGTCCAGGGCACGGAGGATGCGCCACACGGCAATGCTCCCCATCGGGCCAAACGGATCGCACGCCTCCCGCACCCGCTGCACCTGCTCGCGTGTGGACTTCAGCGCTTCGGCCTGTACCTTGAACACCACTTCGTGCTGCTTGACCTTCTCCCGTAGCGCCTCGACCTCGGCTTGCAGGCAGCAGTAGCAGGGCGCTTCAGGGCTGCAATACCAGCACTTCCCGCATCGGTCGCCGTAGCCGGGGGAGTAGAAGTGCCGGTCGTGATTGTGCAGCCCCATCCATTGCTTCGTCTCACTCATCGACTCGTCCTTCCAGGTTGGCGATGCGGAACGCAAACCCCTTGATCTCGCCGCTTTCGAGGAGTTGCAGCACCATCTCCATAGCGGTGTCCCACCCATGTAGGGCAGCCATGTGCAGTTCGCCCCGAATGGGGTTGGTTGCGGCGCAGAACTCCCGCACCGCCTGCACCTGTGCCTCGGCCTTCTGGATGCGTTCGACCAGTACCTCCGTCGCAGCGTTGAAGGTTTCCTTCTCCCAGTCCTCCACGGCGGCGATGACGGCGTGGATGTCATCTATGAATAGGTGCCCCCCGTCGCCTGCGGCTGACATGACCGCGAAGATCAACTCGTCGTCCCAATGCGGGCGGCGCTCAGTCATATTATCATCCTTAATTAAATTGCATTCGTCACACTTATGCTTATCACAAGAATAAATCATTACGTTATATTCATGGTGGGAATGCGTTGCTTGCTCCCAACACTCAGTACAACCTTTCACTTCTTCCTCCACTTCATCTTAAGACCACCCTTTTTCTTGCGTGGTTTCCATTTGAGTTTAAGCATTCTTATCCTTAAGATTAAATGTGTATGTTTCTCCATACGGATCGTTAACAACTATTTCTTCTACTGCGTACATTTCTATCCCGCGCACATCTGACAGAACATCCTGCAACTCTGTTGTTTGAATGTGCGTATCAAACGTATCAACAAGTACATCAGAGCCATCTGTATCATAGTAGGCGGCACATGCTTGCAGATCAATGGTTAGTTTTGTCATCTGTATTCCCAATCGCAGGACAGTCCACCGCGACTGTATCCCTGCCACACTACGCACGGGATTTCTCGTCCATCAATAGTCTTTGCCCAGAACGTGCTGACAACACCGTCTGTACCCTGAGTAGATTCAGGCTCAGTAGACGTACTACAGCCAGAAATAACAAGAACTCCAACTGCAATTGCAGCAAGCGTTACTAATTTGAGAAATGTTTGCAAAGCCCTTTCGTTCTTAACTTTCACCGTCCCACCATCCATATCCATATACTGTGTAAGTGTCACCTGTAGATACCCAAGAGAATCCTATATGATCGTATGCCGCGCCCTGTGTGCGAAGGCTTCTACGAAGACTTGTCTCAATTTCAAATTGCTGCTCTAGGCTGTCTAACTTTATTTCTTTAATTGTTAAGATGGGTTCCATCTGACTCTCCTAACACATCACGTACAAACTGCGGAACAGCCTTAACAGCATGAAAGACGAAAAGAACTAGTGCTACAGCCGCAGCGACAGGCCAAAGCCATGCCAAGACCGTCATGCGTGCAGTCCACTGCCTCTCTTTAGTAGACTCTGCCATGAGATACAGCAGTATTCCAATAAGCATAAATCCAGCAGTGACCATTAAATAAACTAAGAATACTTCACTTACAATCATTGTACCTCCGTAGCCTTGCAGTGACCTCCGGTAGAGCGCCAGGGGATCGAACCCTGCTTAAAGACGCATATAAGACGCCACCGGACTCCCAGCCCGCCACGCTCCTTGCGGTGAGTCACGTACCGAAGTCCATGCTCACCTGTTACAGTAGAGAATTCAATCTACCTAGAGTACCCGCCTCAGACCCCCAACATTCACAGTCTGATTTAGTTTTATAGTTCTAGAAGCGACACGCTTCTGATCTATGCGAGTAGGAGTTGGGCTTCTCTCGCTCTACGGTACAGCACTCCATTGTCCGTATGGTGCATGGTGAGGGATTCGAACCCCCGACTGCCTGGATGTAAGCCAGGAACTCTGACCGACTGAGTTAACCATGCTTGCTATGAGTACAGCATACCACAGATGAGATGTCTTGTCAAGCACTAGGGGTAGGATTCGAACCTACGTCGTACCGTGATTCAAAGTCACGTTGCCCCTGCCAGCAGAGCAACCCTAGTATGGTAAACTATTTCATTCTATTATGCGTTCACGCTCCCACCCAAGGTAACGATCCTCGTTCTCAGCGCTCAGAACGCCGCGTCTTGCCATTAGACCAGATGGGAGTAGCCACGGTTGGACTTGAACCAACGACCGCCAATGTATCAGATTGGAACTCTACCTGCTGAGTTACGTGGCTATGGTGGCGGAGGCGGGGGACGATCCCGCTACTTTGGCTTATGAGACCAACGTGATACCGTTTCACTACTCCGACATTACCCAAGTAGTATATCACACTTGGGCTTGCTTGTCAATACACGCTGCACTTGCTACTGAAGAATGAGTTAAACTCATCCTGTGGCACTGAGTCATTAGCAGTGGAGTTAAACGCATCCCACGCCTCCTGCGGAGCGGCATTAAACAAGTAACAAACTTCGTTCTTCTCTCCGCTCGTGAGTGTAGACCATGCATACTCCATAGCATCCTGATAGGCATTGCTTGTCTCTACCGGGGCTGGTGCGGCGGGAGCGTGAGCGGTGACAGTCACCACTGGTGCCGGGGTAGCCTGCGTGCAGCCTACCAATGCCAGTCCAGCCAGTCCAATTCCAATATACTTAATCATTACTTATCCAATCAACCAGAGGACTACCTGAATGATAGCCCACATTATTACTAAACTTAAACCAAGACTTACTCCCCAGGCGAATACCCAGCCGACCTTGAACCATAGCGGTAAGTCTTTGAACAGGTCATCCATCTGTTTTTCCAATACATGAATCGTACACCCACTGATTACCAGCAGATACACACTCTTTTACTCGCTCTGTTGTTTGCTTTCCACTTTGCTGCGCTCCAAAGTAGATGGCAGCAATGATAGCAAGCACCACCGCTACAATACCAAACGTTCCAATAGCAAATGACTTTACTTCTTCGCTCATACTGCTCGTAAACCTTTCCTCAAGTGAATATAATCTATAGGTGTTGGTGCTGTTAACGGAGTTAGACAGTCATTACACTGTGCATCCAGTGAGTAGAACGTCAACTCCCCCTCTTCATCAAACTGTGCTTGAATGATCAGCCACTCTGACCCGCAACGTGGGCAGGTGCGTGTAGGTGTTCCGTTAGTGTTCATGGCATGTAACAAGTAGGTCTTTGGGGTATGGTTTATCAGCATCGTACACGTGGTCGCCACACTCGATTTGCTCTATGTCGCTTGCCGCAATCTTTACTTCAATGTTGTAGTAGGCGCTGCCTGTAGCCTTGTAACACTTCTCTACCGTGGCCTCTACGACCTCAACCTCTTGAAAGCGGCTAATAAATTTAATAGCATCTTCGCTGTTGTACACAACATGGTTTACAGTTACGTACATGGCATTCCAACCTCATTCCATCTCAGTTCACACGACCAGCAAACCATCTGGTCATCTTCTATCACTACCAGATCGCTACAGTATGGGCACGCGAGCGGTGTCTTATGCATCTTCACCTCCGCTGTGTGAAGCATGAATCTCAGTGATCAATGCTCGTGATAGAGAGATTGTGTCAAGACCATACTTAACTGCCATGACGTTGAACGATACTATGAATGTAGCAAACGATTCTGTAATATCATTCTCTACGTTGTCAAGTATCCTATCTGCCAACTCCATCCGACATAGTTGACAGTCATATGGTGGCTCAACGATCTTCATAGGGTGTCCTTGTAACTAGTACTACTGCCCCGGCCTGTTCCAGAGCCTCTTTAACTTGGATAGCGTAGATGACTGCTCTCTTCTTATCTTCACCAGACAGCCTCATCAAACTTTCTGTGTCCAACCTTACCACAAGGAAGTGGTCGTTGTCAAGTACTTCGACCTTGAAACCTTGAACTGGTGGCACAGACCTGAATGCGCGGCGCATCTCATCAGTATACATCTACTTCTCTTTCCATAGTCAACCGCTCCCATAGTTCTGTCCAATCAGTTGCGGTCTTGTGACTATTTAGTTCTTGACTAGGCTCGCCGTCCTCCAAGTAGACACCACCCCACACCCCCCACTCCTTATTGCTTACACCTGTGCCGAAGCACTGCTGCTGAACGGGACAAGACAGACACTGCTTATCTGCCCATGATCTAATGTCTACATTGTTTTCATATATGTCGAACCATGCTTCGGGATCAACAGAGTCGCGGCAAGCGGCCTGCTCGCGCCAATCCATTATGTCACCTTGAGCAATGACTTTGGTAGATGCCAACCATCTCTGCTAGGGGTAATCCTCTTGAGTCGTGTCCACGTTCCGTTGAAGAACGCACCATCTTTCTTGAGGAACCCTGCGCCATTTGGCCTGTACCAGAGAACGTCCCAGCCTTCCCATACGAGGTTGGGGTTGCCTTGCACAATCTCTTCCATCTCGTCTAGAGACTTGATGATCATTACTCTCCTAATATCTAAAGACATTGACATCAATGCCTTGCTCATCTGCCTTGTACCCAAGCACGGTGTTGCGCTGTGGTGGGTTTACTAATGCTACCACACTGTCCACAGATTCCCAAGGTACGTCTGCTGGATCAACATGGATGTACTTAATCTTCATATTCCTTGCGCGGAAGGACTCTTCCGCTAGATTCACAAACTGACGAGCAATCTCGTTAGTCTTGAAGGGGCCGGACAAGAGTAAGACAAGTTCTTTGTCTGTACCCATCTCACTCATCGTCACGGTCATTGCCCTACGGAATACTTGCGGGTCGCTGAAGTCCTTCCCGCCGCTAATCAGAACTCTCATCGGCTTCGGCCTCTTCTAGCCGTGCCTTGAGGGTTTCAACCTCGTTCTGCAACTTGCCAACAGCCAACTGCAATTCAATATTGGCTAGTTCCAACTCTGCCGCCTTGTTGCGGAAGTAGTTGAGGATTGCGGCGAACTCTTCGTTCTGCTGCTCTGTCATTGATTCTCCTTAATCGTATCTAGTATTGACAAAATCTTCTTCAGTTCCTCTTTGGGAGCCTCAATAGCATTATACGGCATCGCGCTCCCAAAGTCAACTTCATCATCGCTATCGACTGGCGCGTGCATCAAAGAGTTTTCTTCGATCCAGTACGCCGTGTCTCCTGCAATTACCATAGTTAGGCTATCGTTGTCGCCCAAGTTCTCTCCTATTTCTTCAAGTATCTCGCGCAGTTCTTCCTGCGAAAGTTCGTAAGCGCCAGCATTTTCTAACGCCTTGTCAATGCGGTACGCCAGGACTCGCACGGCTATTGCAGATGTAATGGTTGCGACCACAACCGCCCCCACTGCAATTAACAAACTAGTCATCTTTCTTAAAGCCATAATCCTCTTCTGCCGAAGCACGTACAGCCTCTAGCGCAGGCTTAAGGCGGTCTGGTAGATCATCTGCTGGGCCGAACGTTTTCTCATTGATGATAATGCTATCAAGGTCTGCGTTCTCCCCCAACTCTATTTCAATATAACCTAGCGACCACAACTCAGAAATGTCATCTAGAAACTCTTGGTACTTCGCCTCCCATACTTTAGGATGCAGTACTCTACACAAGTCAGTATAGATATATAACTGCTCACCGCTTTCTGAAACCCCCGCCTCGATCAGAGAGCCGTCAGCAAGCATCTCTTCAATGTCGTCACTCATTCGTACCCTCCGCAATCATCGTTTCTATACTCGCTAGTATATCACGCTCAAACTCATCGAGGTCGTTGATCTCGTCAAACTTGCTAGGGTCTGGCATAGGATACACGGCCATCTCTCCATCCTCCAAGAACTCAATCTCTAGGAAGCCCTTTGACCAAAGAGAGAAAAGCGTTTCACCAATCATGGCGTTCCACATCTCACCCGCCTCTGGGTAGCGCTGATAGAACAGGTCTGTAGGACGGTAACGACGCTTGCCGAGTGGGTCGGTATACGCCTCAAAGTCTCCCGTCTTGACAAGACTCTCCATTAACTCTCGATCTTCTTCATTCATAAGTAGTTATCTCCAACTCCACTAGTTGACTAGGCGACATTATATTAAGGTGTAGCCAGTTGAGCAAATCACGAGCAACGCACCCTGGTCGTGGCCCACGTATAGAATGCACCACTTCTCCGTCGATTGTCAACTCTCCGTACCACTTGCCTAGGGCGGCGGGCACTATCTTGATCCTCATAGTACCCCCATCCTCTGCAACCAGTCTCTAGCCTCTTGCTTCTGCTCAGGGGTATATCTTATCACATCGTCTGCAAGTTCCTTGTCGGTCTTGTCAGGTGCCCACGTATGTACTGATATAGTTTGATCTATGTTACGTGGGGTACGGCTGATCGCATTAAATATAGCACCTGTGACGGCATCTGTCAAGTCCTTGCTCGCCTTGGCTGGGTGGTCAACCTTGTTCTTAACTACTTTAAGAGCAAGCATCTCTTCCTTCAACTCCTGGCTGAGCGGGAGCGACACCCTCTCTTCATATAGTAGCATAGCAAAGTCTTCGTAGTGTTTCTTGGCTACCGATAGTGTCTCTGCCTTGTACCCGCGATCATTCAACTCTCTAATAAGATCAAACGATCCCCACCTGTCGAATGTCACAAGCCCAAGATTCAAACCCTTGGTGGTTCTCAAAGACATAATCCATCTCTTTACTTCGGAGAGGTCTACTGGCCCCTCAACCTTTGGCTCCCACCATGCAAGTAAATCAACAACTACGTAAGGCACTGTCTCAGTCACCCCATGCCCAACCTCAATCTTAGTCCATCGGTCTACGTGAGCCACCGCTACGGCGCACTTGTCCTGCTGCTGAGCAAGGTCAGCGTGGACGTAGTAGGTGATGTTCGGGTCTGGTCGCCAGGAAGGATCAATAATCCTGTTAGGACTAACTGGATTGCGGATCACCATAGCGTGATCTATCTTTGCTACATTCCTAAAGAAAGTGTCTGATGAAATGTCAGTTGGCATACACGCGAACCGCTGTAGGGAGTCGTAGTAATCCTTGACGAATGCGCTCTTATACTCTTCAATCTTACGAAGAGGGTTAACATCCCACGACGGCCTGCGAATAGCCCACACCTTTTCATTCTTATATGCAGTGATGTGATCCTCTTCCCAATGGATAGTCAACTTGTTATCTTCTGTCTCAGGAAGATCGGGGTTGATAATCCAAGTGTGGCTACGCTGAATAACTTCTTTAGCCTTGACCTCTTCATCGTAGTGTCTAGTGATAAAGTCGCTTCTATTACGTGGGAATGACAGCAGCGCTACCTTGCCGAAGTCTGGATAACGAGAGGTTACCGCCTGACTGAACGCAGTGTAAATCTTATCAGATGACTTTGTTGAGTCGTTTAGTGGGTTACCCTCACCGAAACCACTGATCTCATCAAGCACGGCCATGATCAGGTTCAGACCCTCGTGAGACTCACGCTCTGAGTGACCTGAATAGGCAGTCACAGACTTGATAAAACTAATTGAGTCTTGTGTGTCGCTGTACTTGCCCCTGAACCACGGGCTTTTGGCAATGATATTCTTGAAGTTCTTGAAGAACACTGTCTTAGCCTGCTGCGCGTTAATAGCAATATTGATAATGTCAATTGCGTTACCGCTCTGCTGGCCGTAGTATTCTGCTGGGTCTTTCAGACAAAGTAGTTTGTAAACTACATAGGCCACAGCAATTGTGGATAGCAAGTCCTTACCTGAATTGGCAGAGATCGCTCCATTTCCTACATAGTGTCCGTATTCCGGTACAGTCTTTGTCCAGTACTCATCCACTCCATCAGGAGTAATTGACTTCACTGGTACAAGATAAAAGTCGTCCAGCACAGTTGCCGTCTTGGTACCAGCCTTTTCATGTTCGTTGCGCCAGTTGTAGTCACGGCCCATCATATCTGAGAGTATTTTATTGTGTGGGTACGCATCAACGTATACCGCCGTGCGGTATCGAGGTGGCCCAAACATGAATATCTCTTCTGTTTCTCTAATGGTTGGTAGGATGCCAATTCGCATTAGAACGTGTGTAAAGTCTGTTGCCTTTAGGTCGTTAAGTCTTGTGATATAGAATCCGTGGCGGCTGTGGCTTCGCTTACCAATGCCGCCAACCAGATCAAATACCATAGTGACCCACCTGACCAACGTGTCGTTATCGCACTTGAACAGTTCTTTTGGCAGACCATAGTAGCACGCTTCTTCTGGCTCGTACTTACGGACTATCTCTCTGAAGCGATCATTAGTTACTGTAATGGAAACGATAGTAGGGGTTTCTTTATGCTTGATGCCGCCCCACTTATCAATAAGCACTTCCTTTAGCGCTGGCTTTGAATAGTGTACGTAAAACTTAGTTGTTCCGTCGTCGCTCTGCGCGTGGCTATTCATCAGCAGAGCCAGCACTTCTAGTTCGTCGTCTGGAAGGTTAACCGGATCGTCTACTTCATAATGTCTGTTCCACACTACACGATCATTAGGCTTGAGGTCTTGAGCCTCAACATATTCGAAGTTCTGATCCTCATACGGCTTTCTTGCCACCAGATACTTGTGATTAATGTATACTCTTTCACTCATATGGTTAGAGAATGTTACTTTAAGCATCTCGCCAGTGCCTTCATAGAAAGCCTCTGTTGCGTATGCTGCGCCGTCTACCGTCTGAACGTCACCATTATGCAGGTAAAGCGGCTTCCATCCACCAGAAGAGGGGTCGTACACGGGGGTATTCTTGTCGTGACACCCCTTGCCAAGTTGTAAGATAATCTCTTTCTTGGTGTATTTCTTATAGAATTCTTCTGCTTTGTCAGGCTCCATGAATCTCTTAAGGTCTTCGACCCTGTAGATTTGGCTCATGCACTCTACAGCCGTGGCCTGGATTGGAGACAGCGGCTTGTGGTGCAGGTAGTCCTCGCTACCTACGAATGTCTCAAGGTCAACAGGATACTCTTCAAATGGATTAGGGTTGAGAACGTCTAAGAACTTTGATAGGTCTGTCATTGCTCAGGCACCTCGTAATCAACGACAACCACCTCATCGTTACCGGATACCGCAGAGAGCCTGTTAAGAACCTGTATGCGGCAGTGATCGCAGTCGGCAACAACCTCTTTGAGAATGGCCTCAAGAGCCTTCTGCTTACGCTGAGTCTCCATCATTTCTTCTGCTAGTTCCTTGTTCTCTAGCAGCCCAGACTTCTGAAGCATATCAATACGTCTGGCTTCCATATCTGCAATCAACTTGATAGCGTTTGTTTTAGCAGATAGATTGCTGTTGCCGTCAGCCTCTTCCATGACTTCATAGGCGTGACCTATTAGTTTTGAATAGTGTGCGTCGGCAGTAGCAAGAGCCTCACGCGCTCGCGTTCTAACAACGTCGTTGCGGGACGCTACTACGCCCCATTCCTCAATGATTTCTTTTACTCGCTGACGAGGCTTCTTAAGGGCGGTAGCGATTTCCGATACGGTTTTACCCTTCCACTTCTCCACCATGATTTCATTCATCTCGTCCATGTAGTCATGGAGAAGTTCTAGTTCGTTTTGTGCCATAAGGGAATTATACCCTCTTTTTCCTTTTACGAGGAAGAGGTTTTATTCTATCTAGGTAGAAAGCCCTGGTCTGTGCTGGCACTCCCTTGCATAGTTCATAGCAATCTACCCACTGAACACCAGTTTCGATGTTGGTGACAAGACCAATTACTTTAAACTTGTCACCATGCTCGCCATGAACCTTGATTATGTCGCCAGCAACAACTTCACGGTTGCCAACATTAAATCTTGGGTTTAGTTCTAACCGTGACGGCTTTGGCTTGAACGGCTTTCTTCTTTGCACTCTTCTCCTTATGGCATTTACAGCCGCATTCATACCCGCTGTATGTTGTGATAATACAATCACTATGCTGGTTTGTCATACACCAGCCAAACTTGGTTGTACCAGTTGCTTTCTTACGCGGCATTGTAGAACGTGTTGTTAGGATCGGCACCCATAATCTTCAGGTGGAACAGGTTGCGGTTCAGCAACATGATAGCGCTACGAAGATCAGCAACGTATTCCTCTGTTGCGCCTGCCGTGATCGCGTCCTGCAACTCCCACTTGAGAATGTTGACTGCGGTTTCCATTGGTACTCCTTACCAAATAATGTTGTATTGTTTGAGATATCTGTATACTGTTGCTTGACTGGTGCCAGCGATCTTAGCGATCTCTTCTGGCGTGTACTTCTCTTCATGATACGCCCAGAACAGCCAGTCTCTGTCTGCGTACAACTTAGCCTTTCTTACCATCTGACCTTCTCTGGAAAGCGCGTTGCGAAGAGTCCGATTCCCAAGGCATCAGCAACATCATTATCTCTTGTATCAATACCCAGGTTGTCCTTAACAATCTTAATCGTTCTCTCCTTCCGTGCTATGGCTCCTGCCTTCTTGTACCACGCGGCTGACTTGCCTGGGTACTCATTCATGATAGCACGCTTCTCTTCCCTTGTCAAGCGCGGATTGCCAATCCCCATCTGCCACTGGATAGGCACCACGGTTGCCACTGCCGTGACCCCCTGTAGGGCGGCGGCTCCTATTACAGCCCCATGAGATATCGCTAGATTAGTAGCAACGCTAGGGTTGATACCCAAGAAAGAAGATTCCATTACAATGACTGGAACCTTCCACTCTGCCAAGAAAGCGAACATGATTCTACTTGCAGACATTGCTTTCTCGTACTCTGTGTCCCCGTCAAAGAACAACTTGCCGTATGTTACTGGCGTGTCGTTCTGATAGACTGCGAAACCAGTATTGGTTGTAGCACAATCAAGGGCCAGGAATCTGTTTAGGCTCTCCTTCATAATCAATAAAATCCTTAATGTTCTTTAGTGCTTTCTTTACCATATCGTCTTTAATCTCACAAGATCGACACAGTGTACTATCATTATATATGCTTAATGGTTTCTTACAAGACTTGCAGAGTCTTTCCTTACCCCGCCGTGACTTGTACTTTGCTATCTTAGCATATCGCCTTGCTGATTCCTTAGAAGCCTCTGTCCTGCATTGAACACTACAGTATATTTGCTGTGGATGTTCCTTCAGGAAGTGGCTGTCGCACCAAGAGCATCTAGTCACTCAGTGGCTCCAACGCAGGAATCTTGACGACACCCTTGCCTGCGTCAGCACACACCTCTCTAAATGGACACTTCTTGCATACCTTTGAGTTGGAGCGGTACGGCTTTGTCGGCAACGTCTTCTCATCAAAAGCCTTCTTAGTCTCCCTCATCCACTCAAACGCATTGTCTAGCCACTGTTCGTATTCTGGTGTCATTGCCAGGGGGATCACATGGAGTTCATGGCTGTTCTTTGATTCATAAATGAACACCCCGCGCTTCTTACCAAGGAGTTTCATGTAGATGAGCAACTGAACAATATGATATTCAGGAGCCTTGTCAGACTTCACCCTGTACTGCCACGATTCCTCCCGCATCGTCTTAACTTCCGCAGGAATCTCTTCGTCTAGCCATGAAATGATATTGTCAACAAAGCCAAATATGGGAGGGTCTTCGGACGTTACCTTTACCTCAGTAGCCACTGCTAGTTCAGCGTCCTCCATAGCCTTCTGAATGCGCTGGTGGGACAGTGTGCCATTGCTCATGTTGGCAATGGCATAGGCATCAGCGTCGTCAATCTGCGGCTGACCTTCAAACTTAAAGTACCAGTACCTAGGGCATCCTCCACCGCCAGCAGTGTAGGCTAGCGAACTAGGACTAAAGTTACGGCGTGGCTTGGTATTAATTGACCTACCATTAATATAGCCTTCTTGAATCTTCTCAGCGAGGCCCGCTACGGGGAACGCTCGTGATGCAGGCTCTTGCATCAGAGCCTTTAGTAAGTTTTTAGACATGTCCTTCATTCTATCATAGTCACTTCAAGAGATATTTCAACGAACTTACAAGTTTATCTATCTCTGCCGAAGCGGTGTAATACATGTTCTTACGAGGACGGTCTGACTTGTCCACGTTAGCCATGTAAGTCGCACGCATCGCGCACTTGGCTCCAATAGCCTGTAGTTTTACCAACTCACGAGACACAACATCTAGCGGTATGTCTGGCTTAAGCATCACTTTAGCAATAAATTCAAGAGCCGAAGTGAGTTCTGGATCGTTCATATACTCTGCAATATCATACAGATCACTGACCTGATTCAGCATTAATCAACCTTTCAAATACATCCAGCGCGATCACAACTAGTTCTGTCTGACCTTCGTTCAGACTTACGATGAGCGCTGGGTCTTTTCTGAAGTCTACTTTGGTAGCGTCAGTGCAGACCTTAGCCCACACATCTGTATTTAACGTGAATGACTTTCCAGACTCTTTTACATCAACTACAAAATCATTTAACGTTCCGTCTGCCTTCTTCGTCTGCCCCCTGCCAGAATTAGGATGTGGTGTCCCACCCATGGCTTTAATTATCGCTTGTTCTCTTGCTAACGACCCCGGTCTACTTTTTCTTGCCACCTTGCCACCCCCCTATACCACTTACTTACCATCTCTATCCACTCTTTAATTGAGTAGTCTCTTTTTGCCTGGTTGCAAGTCCAGCAGCAGGCCACACTATTGCTATCTGTATAGCCCTCATCATTGTCGAACCTGTCTATACCATTGTAGACTAGTGTATTATTATATCTTCTTTTAAAGACGACTGTTTGGCTTGGGGGTGCCCCACAATAAAAACAGTCTTGGTGAATTATTGAAGCAAACGACTCTTCGGTGATTGAAAAGTTCAGCCCCCTGTCTTTTGCATGATGCTTGTACTTATTCCACAATTGCCGTTCTGGCCGTGTCGTGGTTCTGGTGCTGGCGGTGTCGCCAACTGGCCCCCACGAACCGCATCTTTTGCAATTTGTATTAAACGCTTTAGCGGCAGATGCAATAATTACTCCACAATTTAAACACTGAAAGTCATACAATTTGTGTCGTGGTCTTGAGTTATCATACCCGACCACACGTTTAGTACGTGAACAATCACCAACACTGAGTTTTGGTACAAACTTTCCTAAAGAACTATCCATCTTCTTTGACACATTTTTATTATACCACATAAACGCAGATGGTGAGTGCTTCATGGTGCCCTGAACGTGTTCCATGTGTGCCCGTTGACACACGTAACCATAACCATCACTGAGTCCAACGGTTCAATATCATTAGGAATCTCACCGCATTTCGGACATAGATAATCAGGCATTCTTAAGTCTACTCTCCAACTCATGCATTACCTCTGGATTGTGTCGTAGATAGTCAACGGCGTTCGATTCGCCCTGCATCTTAACATCATCAAAGGTATACCAGCCGCCGCCTTTAGGCTTCTCCACAAAACCGTACTTAACTGCTTCACCTAACACTTCTCCTTCTCTGTCAATTCCAACCTTGTCTCCATGATAGTAGAAGTTGTATCCACCACTAAGGAAGGCTGGCGAGGTCTTGCTGAAAGTTACTAACCATTCAACTCCGCGTCCAACTGGAATGTCAATTATATTATTTCCAACTGTCACTTTGGCATTAATTGCTTGGTTAACAGACTCATTGGAAGTGAGTTTGATAACAACAGATGAATAGAACTTTACAGCATTACCACCAGTAGGTGTCATCATACCATACGCTTGTAGGTTTTGTCTAGCCTGACTGATAAGAACTAGTAGCGTAGGCTTCTTACGGTTGTTGGCGTAGTTAAGAATCTTACAGGCACGCGACCAGTCTTTAGACTCTTGGCCCATCTGCCCCGTGCCTTCAAGACCTTTAATGTCGCCAGTCTTTTCAAAGTAAACTCCTGGGAGAAGGCTTGTGATGCTGTCCATCACGATAATGTCGGCACCAGCGTTCATTAAGGCTACGCTCGTGTCCACTGCGTCGTTGACAGTACGCGCTTCGCTCACGATGAGTTGCGACGTATCAACGCCAAGCCTGCCAGCCCAATCACTGTCGTAGGACATTTCAGCGTCGATCCACGCGCAGACCTTACCCTTCTGCTGAGCCATGCCACACATCTCTAGCATCATGGATGACTTGGCACTGGATTTACTTCCATAGACAAGCACTTGCCGTCCATACGGAAGTCCACCATTCAGCGCTCTTGTTAGTCCAAAACTAGGTAGTTCCTGACGTTCGTAAGAGATTTCATTACCAAGTAAGATACTCTTGCGAAGGTTGGAGTTCAGCCCAGACAGGACTTCGGTAAGGTCTGTCACAGGGCGCTCGCTGCACGATCAGCGAACGTCATGTTCGGCTCTTGCCCCACCTTACGCATAGCACTGGCGACCTGATTTACGAAACTAGATGGGGACAAGGTGATCTCATACCTTCCCATCTCCTGCCATACATCCTCTACCTTTTCAATGTCACAGCCTAGTTTGATTGCAGTTGTACCGCACATCTCTTTATATGTTTTCATTATTCCTCCAAGTACCCCTAGACAGGATCGAACTGTCACTACCACCGTGAGAGGGTGGCGGTCTACCATTAACCTATAGGGACGTACCGCTGACAGGATTCGAACCTGCATGTTTCCAATTAACCTTTCCACTCGTTCGTAGCGAGAGGGTTTACAGCGGTATAACAAAGCGACCTAGGTACAGTGTATCATACCTAGGCCACTTTGTCTAGTCAGATGCGCTTGTACTGACCCTTGATTTCATCGTTGTAGAATTCGCCAGCAAAGGCGTACTCTGGTAGGTCTGAGTCTACCCACGATGCGTAGTGCCACAGCGGAACATCAGCATACTTAATCACATCTCCACGCTTGGTTTCGATGGTAAGGGTGTAGTCAGACCACTCTGCGCTCTTGAGCCATGAAGAGTTTTGGAAGTAGTACTTGTCACTTTCTTCTACTTGGCCCTCTGGCTTCTCCACTACGCGATCCACGTAGTACTCGCAGACACGCATCTTCTGGTACCCAGCGTCTTGCGGAACGCTCACTACGTCAGCAGGATTAACATGAACCTCAAGGACTGTATCTCCTGTGAAGGACTGAGCATACTCCATGCTGCCAACATGCAGGCCGTATGAACATGCAACCGCAGGGTTGTCGGTAACATCTGAACGATCCATTGAAACAGTGTCACCAACCTTCTGAGGAATCTGACCAGTGTGCTGCTTCCCGTTTACATAGGCAGTACCACTCGATACTGAGCGGAATCCAAGCCCATCTAGATCGGAATGCACTGACTTGTAACCCTTGATCCATCCCTTGTCAGTGATTTCAAGTCCAGCAACTTCAAGCCACTGGAACAGTTGATCACGCGAGTTACGTGACGGGTTGCGTGCAAGGTTATCTGCAAAGAGCGCCAGCGGAGTAGCGTCAAGCCCGTCATGTAGACTGCTCATAATCTTGTCAGCAAGCACACCGTGCATTGGCTCATCGAGGTAGTACAACTCACCATCTTCGACGTACACGTTATCTGTCAACTTCATGTACTCAATTACCTGCTGCTCCACATTGAAGTCGCTGGCCTCAAGAGTCCCACCAAAGCACTTGCTCTTGATTACGCTCCACGCTGGGTGGCGATCAGTAGCCTGGAACAACTCATCACCGATGAGTGCGGCAATGCTTTCCACTCCACCGCTCTGAGTGTATTGATACTTCATTTGCTTTCCTTACTGTTGTAAACTGCGTTAACATACATGTAGATGTGTTCTTTGTACTTAACAGGTGCGAGGACACCTGTTGGCACCAACGGGTACTTGCGAAGAGCACTCTTAGGGCGCTTGTATCCATTGGGAGTGCCCCAAGCAGAGTACTTAGTTACCCACTCAGGGTGTTCTTCCTTAGCGAGTTCAATCTGACGAGCCAACTCTGGATCGTCCACCATAGTAGCATCCAATTTCTTGAGTACGTGTGTGTTATCCAACGTGAACGAGTCTAGCACATGATGGGGTACGTTGTCAAGGTACTCCTGGCGCTTCTTCTGAATCCCCGCACGAACTGTGAGTGCGTGAGGGTAGTCACGAACAAACTTGTCATGACGGTTAGCAGATAGTAGAACTACCTGATCTACGTCAAGGTCGAATGCACGACGAGCGTTGTAGTAGTCGAAGTCCTTGTACGTTGCATAGTAGATAGGACGAGTTTCATCTAGTTCTTCTACTAGTTCTTCGTCCCACTGACCAACCAGACGGAACTTCTGCTTGCCGCGCAGACCACCACCACGGTAACTAGCCTTGTCTGTTAGTTGGACAGCCTTAACCTCTTCCCAAGTGAACATGGTGGAGTTATCAAGCCACTCGCCAAGGTCAACGCCTTCCCTGAAGATCACAACGTGGCTTGCACGAATACCGTTATCTGACAGCAACTGACGAATCTTAGCCTTGTGAGTAGATGAAATCTCTACGTCTGGGCGACCAGAGATAAACACCCAATTGACAATCATATCGAGAGTAATGCCAGTGCGCTGTGAAATCTGGTAGCGTGATGCGTTAACATCGAACCGTGTGTAAACAGTATCTTGGAACAACTTGGCGAACGAACGTCCCCGCCATTCCTTTGCTACTGAGAAGCCCTTGAGTTCACCGAACCGCTTCTGCAACTTTACATATTGAGACAGACCTTCGGCTGGTGTCTGACAGGCATCAATCTCAGCCTTCAACTTCTCATTAAAAAGTTTGTTAAACTGAGTGCGCTGATCAAACAGAACCTTCTTAGTCAATTCAGTGTACCGCAAATCTTCACGGTTTGGAGTGAAGGCTACTGAACCAATTGGCAGCCATGCCACTACACCAGCCTTCTTCCAGTAGGAAGAGGGGGCAGCAATGTGGTGATCACTGTTGACACGGTAAGCAACGTTACCCATCACAACAACATCTTCTTCAAGACCTTCGACCAACACCATGTTGTCGCCAAGGCTGATACCGCTGATCTTTGAAGGCTCTTCGCCATTCAAGAGAACAGTACCTGGGTGCCAGTATGAGAAGAACTTCTCTGCCTTTGACCGCAGGGTGTCGTAGCGAGTGTTAGTAGGAATAGAAATCTCTACTCCGTTAGGCTCGTCAGTCGGCTTAGAACTAACTAGTTCCATCACACCGGAACCATCAGAGTTACGGCTCACGTTGACGATAGTCTTAATACCATCCTTGATAGCCGTCACCTGAAACTGAGAGGTATAAGTCAGTGCAGACTTACATCCCAGCCCAAGCGTACCAGACTGATCGTTAGTCTCGCGCTTAGTGCTTGCGCCGTACTTGGAGTACGTGTTAACAATATCTTCTTTAGACATGCCCACACCGTAGTCCTTGATCACAAGATAAGGATTCATAGCGTTAGGCAGGGTGACCTCGATTGGACGAGTCTGCCCCGCCTCAATGTGCGAGTCATGTGCGTTGGTTGAGTATTCACGGATGACAGCCAACTCAGAGTCTGAGTACAGGTCTGTCAGAACACTCATGATGTGAGCAATAGAGTTCTCATCGAACGTCATTGCAACCTCAGTACCACCCAGCGATCCTGTACGCTGGATATCTAGTGCTACAGGCTTCATTGATTTGCTTTCTACTAGATTACATTGTTACGAGAAGAGGGTGCGAGATTCGAACTCGCGGGGGATGACTCCCCTACAGTTTTCAAGACTGCTACCTTCGGCCACTCGGTCAACCCTCCGCGTTGTGTTACAACTATACCACAGGAGGGTGGTGCTTGTCAAGACCCAACTTGAAGCGCTCTACAACCGCAGGGCCGAAGGGAGACTTTGCAACGATCTTAATAGTACTTGCACCTATCCAACTGTTCATATACTTGCGCGCCCCGGTGATCCGCCATGTATTGATAAACCATAGACCGTCGTCGTCAATTTCAACTAGAATAAACTCATTGTTGTTAACTTCAACTATATATCCAAGGTAATACCTAAGACATTCGGCTTCTATCTTGCGAGTTTCGCTTACGGTATACATGCTTACACCATACCTCATTAGTGTAAACTTGTCAAGTAGTACATTCATACTAAGTACGACTGCTCAGATTCGAACTGAGGTAGCGGCTTTAGGAGAGCCGTGCATATCCACTGTGCTACAGCCGTAGAGTCCCATCGGAGGGAATCGAACCCGCATGTTATAATTGTACCATGCAATGTCAATGGTGCAACGCAGAAACCAGCAATCCTAAATTCTGCTCAAGGTCGTGTGCTGCAAAGTTTAACAACACAAGCGGCAAGGCTAAACGAAGGTCACCGGAGAACCATTGTCGTATCTGCAAAAAGCAAATTTCAACACGCACAACTTGGTGCAAAGAGTGCATTGAGCAGTATAACGGCAGTCCCCCTAGAAAGAGTCGAACTTTCCCATCGAATTTAGAAGATTCAAGCCTAGTTCCGCTAGCAGGGGGTAAGTGCTCTTGTGGAAAGAGCATTAGTTCAAAGTCTACAACGTGCCGCTCATGCAGCGCTGTCGCTGCCCATTCTATCAAGGCAACTGAGAAGATAACAAACTGGCTGAATGGATCATGGAGGGGTGGTACTGACCGTAGACTGTCAGACACGGTAAGAGCCTATCTGCTTGAAGCAGCGGGATACTCATGTTCAAAGTGTGGATTCAACACTATGCATCCAGATGACGGCCACCCAATTCTTGAGATTAATCATATTAACGGTGACGGCCTTGATCATAGACCGAACAATCTTGAAGTCCTCTGCCCAAACTGCCACGCTTTGACCTCAACTTATCGGGGCCGAAACATTGGCTCTGGAAGGCCAGTTTATTACTTACGACGCAACACTATTTAATTATACGTACCCGTGACAGGAGTCGAACCTGCACGCCTCGCGGCACCTCCGTTTGAAGAAGGGGTGTCTGCCATTCCACCACACGGGCATACTCTATGCTACCATATAGTCCATATGTTGTCAAGTGGCTGCCACGACAACACTCCCTGAGCATCTGAGCAGACTCCGCACACCTTGATTTCTCTAAGTGTGCCATACCATGCTTTGTACTGTTTTACCTCCCAAGAGTGACCAAACTCTTCACAAAGTTGGTGATACTCTACATAGTCAGCCGCTCGCTGGTACACTTGTGCGAGGGCTTCTACTGAAAGACCATACTCATCCCTACCGCAAACTGTACAACGTGCTTTGACAATATTATATAATTCATGTACAAGAACTACTGAATGTTCAACTCCGATTTTACCCTTGCACCAACGAGCCATACCTTTTTTCTTTTTCTTACGCTTGTTAGATGCTTTCATACCACGCTGACCGCGAGGTACTTCTGGGCCGTCCTTAGAATGCCTAAAATCCCTGCGTGTGTTATTATCTACTTTCCACTCAGACATGATCCTCCTGTACCCCGAATGGGATTCGAACCCATACTGAAACCCTTTTAAGGGGTTTGCCTCTGCCTTTGGGCTACCGGGGCATTAACTAGATGGGCTTAATAGTAGTACCATTAGTACTGCTGTAAGCGTGGGGAACGTCGATATCCCATTTGATAGTGCCGCCATTAAAACTAGGCGCTACTCGCTCATACTTTTTCTCAAACTTATCTGCTGGCGTTGTCCAAACATTCTTGTCATCCCAGGCGAAGTATTCGCTTTGGAACACCGTAAGGTATTCTGACGCAAGCGAGAGCATTACGTTGTTTGACTTAGTATCATTTGCTAACCACGTTGTCACTTTAATACCATAAACATGCGGGCAGTCTTTAAGAATCTTTTCAGCATCTGCCAAACCATTTAGTTGTATTGCGTCAATGACCTTACTCTTCTTGCGCTTTTCGTACTTCATTATTCCTCCTTGTGGGTCAGGAGAATTCCGACATCTCGACTCCCGCTTTAAAAGAGCGGTACTCTTCCTCTGAGTTACTGACCCTATTGTAATGCGTAGGCCGTGAAGGTAACGCTCCCTCTTCCCTTGGGTAAGAACCAAGTACATTACTTTTATGTTAACGGCCCTGAGAGCGTCATGCGGGATTCGAACCCACGACACAAACTTGGAAGGATTGTGTGTTACCACTACACCAATGACGCATTCGGTGAACCCGTGACCCATTAATTTAAGCGCTACTTAATGGCGAGCCACCGAGAGCCGTATGCGAGAATCGAACTCGCACTATAACGTTGGCAACGTTACGTACTACCATTGTACTAATACGGCGGGTGGAGCAACGGGGGTGTTAGCCCTCTAACTACTTGCGGGATCACTACCTACGTATACTCCGCTTTTGTCATTGCCGAGAACTATTATCGTCGTCGGTGTCTTTAGGTAGTTACAACCGAACCTGTCTAGACTCAAATAGCCTGTTATGCATTTGCTCCGCTGCTCAGGTAGGATTCGAACCTACGACTCTCCGGTTAACAGCCGGGAACTCTGCCACTGAGTTACTGAGCAATGTTATTAAGTTATGAGTACCAGCGGTCGGATTCGAACCGACACTGTATAGTTCCTAAGACTATTGCCTCCTGCCGTTGGGCTACGCTGGCTTGTGTTTCCAAGGCTTGTTACTTGTCTCTTGCTGACTGTGGCAGTTTGGACATAAGAACCTTAGATTTTCTATTCTGTTGTTTAACCAATTACCATCTATGTGATCTACTTCCAATGTCAAAGGCTGATCGCACCAGACTCCTTCATTGTAGCAGATCGCACAAAGATTGTCAACCCCAACCTCTAACATTGCCCGAACTAGTTGGCTTCTTTTGGGCCTGCCGCCGTCTTTCCTTTTAACTAGAACTTCGCTAATAGATTTTTTATTGATACTGGTGCCGCCAGCATTCCACCCTTTTCCAGTAAAGTGATTTGTGTTGATACCATACTGTTTTATTTTGTTAGAAATATGATAATGGGTTCCACCCGCCTGCCGTAAACCTAAATATCTAAGCACACCAGCAACAGATTTACTATTTGCTACTGCCTCTGTCAAAACTTCTTTGGTGTACTTGGTAGACATGTATGCATTATACCACATGCGTCTGCCATTGTCAAGCGGAAGGCAGAGAACTTGAATCCCATAGCCTAATGACTACGTTTGTCTTAGCAGGACAACCTCACGCCTTGTGAGTTTACCTTCCTTACGTGCCGCGCCCAGGAATCGAACCTGACTATCCAAACGGAGTCGGGGTTACAGCCCAACGTGTGTCCCAGCACTCACGGCGTGGTTGACATAGCGGTTAACTTCCCCGTTAGTCAATACTTCCCTTGAAGTATATCACTCCGACAGGCACTATGTCAAGTGGCTAGCCCAGGTTACGCTCCTGAACCTGCTGTGCTTCAAACAGCCGTGCTACTACTAACACCAACTAGCCTTACTCTGACGAGTATACCATACCCTGCCGCTGGTGTCAAGTGCTAGATGCCATCCTTCAACATGGCCACGTATTCTTCTGCTGTACGATGCGGCAAGCGTACCTTGACTTCCTTGCCCATCAAGGTCAACAATTCATGAATCTCATTGGGTACATACGCATCATCCCACATGGAGTCATATAGTTCTTCAACATTTTCATCAAGAGCATACCACCCGCCAGTTCCATCGTAATACACATAGCAATGAACGCTAACACTGTTCACTAGCCATATAATTTCTATGTAGGGTTCTATGCCGGGATTGTCTCCAGTCCATTCATTCCAGTTAATCCCCGGTTGCGGAGTGGGATAGTCTGGCCTGTCAAGTTCATTAAAGATCGCAACGAATGAATCAATCTGTATCTGAGTTAGCACTACGATCCCATTTCTTCATCGACGTACTCAAACTCTAAGCGTGCCTGATACCCATGGTTCTGCTTGATCAACAAGTACGTACCGTCTGTAAAATACAACATGGCGAGATCATCATTCACAAGATGCACGAACTCAATAGACTTGCCACATGCCTGCCTGGTCTCTGGTGGCATGTGAACGCCTGTCAATCTATTCATTACTCTACCTTAAACTCTATAACCGACAGTTCATAGTCAAGATGCTTTAATGGCTGGTACTCTGTATCTGCATAGTAATCAACACCGAAGTCATACATCAGTATTTCTTTTTCTTCATCAGTTAATTTTTCTAGTACGGCCTTCAGTTTTTGATTATCACGATCTCTGGCAATAGCATCACTTTTTAGTTTAGCATTCATCTCTGCCAACCTTTTGTCATTGTCTTTTTTGCAATACGCTAAAGCGTCATTCTTAGACAAGAAGCACTTGTTTTTATCGCTTGCATACCAGAATCCGTCAATTACTCGTGTCTGGGCTACTATGTAAACTGATTTAGGAGTTGTCATATCAGATTCCCGTGCTTGCGTGGACGAGCCAGATTGCTATATACCTTGTTTAGTGTAGCGTCCCGCAAACTATTTACAAGACCATCCTCTTCCATCGCCGCCCATAGATCAAGCAATCTGATCAGAACATCTGCGAACTCTTCTGTGAGTTTTTCAGCGCCCATCTCTTTGCGGTATGCTTCAAGCACTTCTGATACCTCAGAATGAATCAAAGCCATTTTAGCCAAGTATACATTTGGACTTGGGCTTTCATCCCAAAACCCTTTAGATTCAGATATTCTGTTAATATACTTTGCATACTCGTCAATATACTTTAATACAGTTTGTTTACGATTGTTGAATGACCCATCTAAAGAGTTTGCCGTAGGGGTTTGATATGATAAATTATATACTTGGTTGTTGCTGGGATTGTCGTCTAAGTGGGATATTACCGACCCCTCTGGCTTTTCTCCAAGGAATGCATCTGCAACTAGTTGGTGAACTCTTCTCTTGAGTGGCACACCACTGCCATAAAGAGTAACCCATTCGTATCCACCAGTTGCCGAGCAATTTGGCTTCAATACCCTTGGCTCTTCTGGAGGAACTGCGTTTCTATTTCTTGGATTCCAGCATCTTACATTCCCTAAATGCGACACCTCATACCCATCGTATCCTTGTATATTTACGGTACGCCACTCTTCGAATGTCATGCCAGCCCCCTAAACACAATCGAGCCGTCCTTGGTTGCTCCAAGATTCATCTTGTACGAGTTTCCTTCCTTTAGTTTCATGTATGCGATTGGGAATTCCTTGCTAAAGCATACTACCTTAGCGAGTTTCCCATCACTGTTGACCAGCACCATATCCATCATCTTCTTGCCAGCCTTTGTAGTTCTCGCCTTCAATGCTACCACGAAGTACTCTCCGCTGTCAAGTGGAATCTCACGCAGGTTGAGATACTTGACTAAACCATACTTGGTATCGGTCACATCTGCCGCTGGTATAGCCGTGAATATCCTATTATCGGACATAAGAGCCATATACACCTTGCCGCTCTCAATATCTGTCTCCTGCCTATCGAATGCGCTACCCGTTCCGGTGCGGTCTACAAACTCCACACGCGACCATCCCTTACCGCGCTTAATGCTACGGGCCAGGGCGAACACGACAGCCATATCACCCTCTACATAGTCATCCAAGTCTGTCAATTTAGAGTAGTAGTGTGCGGGAAGATCAGTAGTAAACTCTGGAAGGTTCAACACTTCATACAAGTTACTCTTGATAGTCTCATATGGAATCGTATGATCTGGGAACGCTGCCGCTCCGATCTTGTCCATAAACTCAAGTGACCTAGAGTTGACACCAGTACCCTTCGTCATTACAAACTCTTTCAAGTGTTCGTAATTCTTGAACGGTCTAGCATCAATGAACCGTTGGGCAGAGATGTCGCTCACGTACTTAATCGAACTAAGGCCGAATCTCAGCGAGTCACCCTCAATGGTGAAGTCGATGCCGCTCTCATTAACATGTGGCAACTTAACAGTGATTCCTAGGCGTTTGGCTTCCAGCAGGTAGTCAGTCCTAGCGTCCTTGTCCTTCTCGTTCTTGAGGGCGGCGTACATGTACTCTAGCGGGTAGTGGTACTTGAGCCATGCCGTCTTGTATGTCAGCAATGAATACGCTACAGCGTGTGACTTGTTGAACTGATAGTTAGCACTCTCTACAAAATCATCCCATAGTTTAGAGGCAAACTCTTCTCCAACATTCTTCCCCGCGCCAGTAACAAACTGATCACGATACAGGTCGAATAGTTTTGGATCACCCTTCTTACCAATGATTTTTCTGATCTTGTTGGCATCTTCCCAGGTCATGCCAGCAAGGTGAACTACCGCCTGCATGATCTGCTCCTGATATAGTGAAATGAGGCCGAACGTATCCTTGCCTATCTCATCATAGATCGGGTGAACTGAGTTGTAAACCGCCCTTCCATTCTTACGATCAATGTACTCCTGACCAATAGAATTCATAGCACCTGGGCGAACCAGGGCGTTAGATGCGGCCAACTCTTCAAAGTTATTGACACCCATCTTACGAAGTAGATTGGTGTACGGCACGGCTTCTGCCTGGAACACAGCCATAGTGTGTCCAGCAGATAGCATATCGTATACCCCCTTATCGTCAAGCGGAATAGCGTCCCAATCAACAGGGAACGGGTGGCGCTTGGCAATCGCTGTAAGGCAATCGTCAATGACAGTAAGTGTTTTAAGACCAAGGAAGTCCATCTTCACGAGGCCAACGTCAGCAGCCTCATTCATATCAAGAGCAACTACCTCCTGGCGCTTTTCCTTATTAGGCTGGGAGCGTGTCTCTACTGGTGCGACCTTAGCAATCGGCATCTTGGACGCTACCATACCCGCTGCGTGAGTACCGCTTCCACGAATAAGCCCCCGCAGTTGTGCGCCGTACTCAGCAACCTCTGGGTACTTCTCTCTAAACTCAGCAGTATTGGGAGAGGTCATAAACTCTTCCCAAGTCTCCACCTTCTTAAGAGCAACGTTTACTTCGCTCAGCGGAATGGCAAGCACGCGACTAACGTCACGCACAATACCCTTATCTTTAAAGGTGAGGAACGTAGCAATAGCAGATACGTGACCATACTGATTGATTAGAAACTCCTTGACCTCATCTCTGCGAGAGTCCATGAAGTCCAAGTCAATGTCAGGCCAGTCAGATCGTGATGGATCAATGAACCTGAAGAACAGCAGCCCATACTCAATTGGGTCTACGTCAGTAATGCCAGTTGCGTAACACACCAGCGATCCAGCAGCAGAGCCTCGTCCTGGGCCGACGCGGATACCCTGGCTCTTCGCCTGCTCTACCACGTTCTGAACCATCAGGAAGTATGGCGCGAACCTCTTGTTCTTAATAACCTTAAGTTCTTCGTTGAGGCGATCAATGTACTCCTGCGAGTCAAGGCCGCGCTCTTTCAGGCCAGCCTCTGCCAACTCACGCAACTTGTCGTCTGGCTTTCGGTATCGTACCGGAAGAAGATTCAGGTTGCGAGGAATGTTATACTCTTCAATCGAATCGGCAATAGAGAGTGTATTCTCAAACATATCTGGACGAGCATCATCACCCATCGCGGCCCACATCTCATCGCCACTCATCAGGTGAATATCAAAGTCTCGGAACGAAAGCATACGATCACCATACAGGTAGTCAATTCGCTCCATCATATCTTTATACTTGAGCGAATCAGCGAACACTGCTTCCTTACGGAAGTTAGCGTGCGTCTGCATCAGCAAGGCGAGTTCCTGCACGACCTTCTGTGATGGATCAACGTGGTGGCAGTCTGGTGTAACTACCACCTTAATGTCAAGTTCATCAGCCAGACCAATAAGTTCTTTGTTCATACCAACAGGATTGTGTGGCATTACCTCTACATAAAAGTCCCCGGCGAACCTATCAACAAACTGCTTAAGATACAGTTTGGCAGATGCGAACTCACCATGCTCAATTGCTTTATTGATAAGACCACTCATACACGCCGAAGTGACAATAAGATCATCACCGTACTTGTCTAGCAAATCCCAATCAATGCGCGGCTTCTTATAGAACCCCTCCGTCCATGCCAGACGGTTCATTGTATTTAGATTCTCTAGACCATTGTCATTCTTTGCTAGAATAACCAAGTGGTTGTAGATAAGGTCAAGAGGCTCAGTGCGCTCTGCCTTGTCACGAGTATCAAATCTATCATGTGTGAAGTAAGCCTCAATACCCAGGATGGGCTTGACACCTACCGCTCGCATCTCCCTGTCCCACTCGCGGTGCCCAGATAGGGTGCCGTGATCTGTTAGGGCAATAGAGTCCATGCCGATTTCAACAGCACGCTCAGCGTAGCCTACTGGAGTACCAATTCCATCGAACTGCGAGTCAATAATGCGAGTGTACATGCAGTGCTGCATATTTTACAGGCTGTTGTATTTCGCTATTCTTTGTACCCACGCTAAAAACTCCTTCCTACTCATATTTGATTTAGCCACGTTACAAGTTCTGCAACATGGTACTACGTTATGCTTGTGATAGCCGTCCATGCTATCAATTCTATCTATGCCATTGCCTTTCACATAGGCAGACCACTCACGGTGGCCTTTGATTGCATACCCTTCCAGTCCACAATAGTAGCACGGCTGCTGCGAGATTTCAAGGAACTCGTCAAACGTAAGTGTGCAGCCAAACTTCTTAGACTGCTTCCTGCCTTTAAGAGCAGAGTAAAGATGTTTCCATGTTGACTCTTCACTATAGGATTTCTTTATATCATACCTACACTCGTAGCAACTCTTTGCCTCTACTGCAATGTTTGTAACGGTAACAAACTCGCCATTGCATATTGGGCATATCAACCCCCAGGCAGTAGCATTATTTAGTTTTCCATATTGCTTGTACGGCCCCGAAACAAACTTCAACCCATGCAGGTTGGTAAGGCCAATCAGACTTTCATTTCTCCTAGACATTGAAGTCAACGTTGCACGATCATTCATAGATTCATTATATCATGAGTGAACATGCAGTGCTGCATATTTCAATTCTAGTCCTTCCAGAGTGTTTGATACGAGGGAATCTCGTAATCTTCAAGAATGTTACCTAGTACAAAAGCCAGTGTCACGGCTGCATTGAGCGCGTCCTGACCAGTACCACCAGCATACCACATTCCTAGCCCAACCACAAGAGAGGCTAATTCCTTGTCTGCGTCTACCGCTTGGTAGTCAACTACAGGCACTAGCCTCTCCCGTGTGATGATGAAACTAGCGATTCTTGTTGCTTCGTTGTAAGCCACTATATCCACTCTGCCGACACATTGCAGTGTTGACTCTAGCAGATATTCAAGATCGTCGCTTGTTAGTTTCATCAGATACGACCCGCTGAGAAGTCAGTCAGAATCTTCGGAGTGTTAGAGTCCATACCAACGAAGTCCATGCTTCCTGAATCCTTTGGGTCAGCAATTGAGAATCGGGTTGGTGTCATTGCCATTACCGCTAGGCGTGCGTCAGGGTTGACGCGACGGCGGTACTGCTGCAATGCCTGGAACGGATGAATGTTACCAGCCCAAGTCTCATTGTCAGTAATAACAACGAAGGTGTCAACCTCGATGTTGTTATCCTGTGCCCAGCGCATAGGCAGTGAGCAGTCGGTTCCTCCGAATGGAAGGTTGTACAACTCCTTGAACACAGAATCTAGTCTCATACGTGGTGAGATATCCAAGTCAATGAATGACGTTGAGAATCCCATTACCGCATAGTAAGGCTCTGTGCGAGCAATAGTCATAGCCATTGCTGCCGCTGCCTGTGCTGGCACTCCTGAGAATCCAGCAGTCTCCCCTCCCCACATAGAAGCCGAAACGTCTAGCGCAAGCAATGTACGCTTGTTCGCAGGCTCTACGTGCTTGAACGACTCATAGAATCCATCGTTCAGAGCATCCTGAATGCGAGCAGGCAAAGTTGACCTTCTAGCCTTGTAGTTCCAGCAGTAATAGCCACTCTCCTGGTTCGCAAGGATAGCGTTCAGGAAGTTGACAGGGTGCAAACGAGACTTCTTGATGTTCTCACCATTAGTGATTACTTCTGAGAAGTCGTTTGCAAACACCATATCGTTGAACGCACCGATCTTGCCAAGGCGACCAACGTTACGGATTGCGTTCTGCCCACGCAACTGACCATTGTAGAATAATGTCTTCCACACCTCATCGTTGTTCAAGAACTTAGTAGGAATTGTCTCCCACGGTAGGTTCTTAAACTGTGAAAGGGTAGCAACTACCTCTTCTACTGACGATGCCTTCGCCATTTGAGCGTAGCCCTGCATGATTGCAGGAGCCTGCTCTGTCACGTTACCGTGCAGAGCGAACTCGGCAGCAGAGTTGTCCAGGCGAGTTGGGTGCGACAGACGTAGCATATCCCTATGTGTCCAGCCATTACGACTTCTATACTTAACCATTTGGTAAGCCAACTTGTCAACGTCCTGATCTTCGTACCATGAAGTAACGGCGTTGCGCTTTGCGCGACCCCATCCACCCAGGTTCTCGATATACTGAGCGAACTCAAACAGGTGAGTCGATGTACGCACTACCTTGTTAAAGATAGCACGAGTCGCTGCCTTGTCCTTGCCGTCAGTGAACAGCATGGCAAGAGCGAACAGTGCGGGGGAGTTGCGGTATGCGCGTCCCTCGTCAGAAACAGACAGCACTGTTTGACGTACTAGTTCCTCATCAGTTGCAATCATCTTGCTAAGAAACTCTACAGAGTCCTTAGTAATGTCGCGCTCTGTGACGTAGTACGTACCGCCGTCAGTGCCAAGAATCAGGAACCGCTCTAGGCGATCCTTGTCTGTCACTGTGAATGTGAATCCACCAGCGTTGTTCTCAACCTGATCAGGGCGTGCCTTCTCAGTCTGTGCTGTAACCTTACGGTTTACTCCACGTAGTGCTGTCATGTTCTTCTCCTTTGTTTGTAGACGAATGTGTTGTATGAATTGGTTTAAATTGGTGGACTTGAACCACCTATTAAAGTGTGTGGCGTACCACTCGCACCTCTTTTTACCAGATAACCAAATCAGGCCGACTCGTCTGAGTCAGTTACGGATATGAGATAACATTAGGGTGATACTGTCTCATTATAGGCAAGAAAGATAACCTAATGTCTCCGACCCGTAAGTCTACCTGGCTGGACTTGAACCAGCAGTCTCATCGCCCCAAACGACGCGGATTAGCCTATTTTCCCACAGGTAGTTGGGGTGTGCAATGGGTACTGCCCCCACTACGTCTAGGATCACAACCTAGTGCCTCGCTTTTCGGCTTTACACACCATGTTGCGGGTATGTTGTCGATAATCGGAGAGTGGCTTACCATTAGCCAACGGAGTTAACAATTGTACTCCGACAGGAATCGAACCTATATTTTCACCATTTGAAAGATAACCAATTATCTATCGACCCGCAAGTATTTAGTTATGTGAGTGAACATGTTAAGGAATCGTAGAGCGCACAAGGCGCAAGCGTGATACCACTTCACTACCCCCCGATGGTCGGGGAGGAAGGAATCGAACCTTCGATACTTCTTCCACAGAGATAAACGATATCCATTCGGCTCACTCTTATTTAGTTATCGTGGATATGTAGTTAACAACGACCTTTCATTCGCATCTGATTAGATAACCGTTATTATCCGACCCACTAGAGCCACATGTAGGAATCGAACCCACAACGAACTGTTTACAAGACAGTCATTCTACCATTGAATTAATGTGGCGTGGAACTTCGGGGAATCGAACCCCGCCATAACACCTTGCAAGGGTGTATCGGCACCTTGCCTGTAAGCCCCATGTGCTTCGCTGATACCTTAGTGTATCATACTCGCACGGAGTTGTCAAGTGGAGAGGGATGCGGGATTTGCACCCGCGTAAGAAGGGTTGCAGCCAACTGCCTAACTACTCGGCCAATCCCTCTCCACAAGACTACCACGGAATGCTAGAATTGTCAACCTCGTCCTTGACCTCGTTGCTCTTCACAGCGAGGAAGAACTGCTCCTGCTCAGAGTAAGGCACCTGACGAAGTGCTGATTCCAGATTGGGAACCTCTACGTCGCTCCAATCGAACGGAGTAGCATCTGGGCCACCAGGGATCAGAGTCCATGTAGTGTCTGTACCACTACCGCTGCGCTTGATGCGCCACTTGAGGTTGGAGATGCTACCAGTCTCAATAGCGTACTCACGAATCATGGCGAACGTCTGGCTACGCTTCACACCCATAGACCACACAACCACCTTGGGCGGCTCTACACCATCATCAAAAAGAAGATTAATGTAGAAACGTGGCTTCTTGTACCAGCCCTTCTTGCCGCGCTCGTTCATCTCACACCCGAAGCATCGGCCTTCGGATTCCATCGTGCATACAGCCTTGCGACGGAAATCCTCTGGGTTAGTGTGTTCGTAAGCAACAAGAGCAAGACCACGCTCTGCATCGAAGTTGGGAGAGTCCTCATCGAGTTCGTTTACAAAACGAATTGTTGCCGTCTGGCCTGGGGCCATCTTGAGCCAGTTAACCTTGTTACCAGTGGTTTCCTCTGACTCTTCAACTAGTTTACCTAGTTCTTTCAATCCAGTAATAAATGACATATATTTCTCCTATCTAATCCGGTGTTGATCCGGTGTCATATACATTATACCATGTGGATGCCATGTTTGTCAAACGCCTTCACGATTCCCTGGCGTAGATCAGCCGGGGATGCGAAGTCTGCATGACTAATTTCCATAGCAACGTCGTTGATTACTTTTGAATCTTGAATGTTATAGGTTGCAGCGAACGCCATGACAGCAGCCCACTCACCCATAGCACACACTAGAACAGCCCCGCTAGAATATCACGACTAAGCAATTGCTTGATCCCTTCGTCGGTCATGTTACCGGGGTCTTTGTACCCCTCTGGCACTGGTACCAGTTTAGCACCCTTCTTCATCATTGTCAAGGCCATCTTCTTACCAGCCTCATCGCGGTCTGGAACTACGTATACCTCTGGGAAGTACTTAAAGACAAGTTCATTCTGCTCTTTAGTTACACCAGAACCAAATGTAGATACCGCTGGGATTCCCAACTGGTGACACCTGATTACATCCATAGGCGATTCAAGTACATATACGTACAAAGAGGTTCTTACTCTATGAAGGTTGAACAGGAGTCTCCGCTTTGGAAGCCCCGGCGAGTTGTTGAAGTCTTTGCCGTCTATGCTGCGCGCCTGGAAGCCAACAAGCATACCTGTGGGTGAGTGTACCGGAATCACTATCGAGTCTCTATTAGCAGAGTAGCCTATCTCAAACTCTTCTAACGCCGTGATCCCACGCCCATTAAGATACTTAATTGCTCTATCTCCTAGGTCACGGTGTAGCCTAGCGATCAACTCAGTATCGTACTCCTCAAACTCTTCATTGACGCTCATCTTGTTTACAGCGTCTACCACGTTTACCTTGGGCGAGCCAACAATACGCAACGCCTCAAAGTAGGACTTGCCAGTAACATGCATGACTAGTTCTTCTAGACTAGCCACAGCGTTACATGAGAAGCAATAGAACGTTCCTAAAGTCTTAGACACTTCCCCCGCTGGGGTACGGTGATTGCTGTGGTATGGACAGTAGATGATGTAGTCAGATGGTACTTCTGTAACTATATCTATTCCTGCGGAATTAAGGACTTGGGCAACGTATCCTTCATCATAAGCGGCTTGCTGCCGTCTAGATACTCTATGCATTGCGCCTTCTTTCGTCCTACGTATGTTCCGTACACGCTTAGTTGGAACTCGTATGATTTACCATTGTACTCTATCGTGAAGTCTGGTGCAATGTCAATACGCATTACGTACCCTCGCTCACGCATAGATTGTCCTAACATGCGTGTGTATTCTGTTTTAAATCTTGGGATCGCATTATCAGCATGGATCACGCCTTCTACATGGAAGCGCTTCACATGACGATGATGATACATACAATTATTGTACTATTCTTTTGTGGAGTGGGGGCCGTGGTATCAGAGAAAGGGAATGAGATCGACCCCCACTCCGTCACTTCATGTGACTCCATCACTATAGCACACCAGAGAAGAGTTGTCAACCCCTACGCGCTCTGGCTAAGTTATCATATCCAGAGAGTACTCTAAGGTGTCTTGGGTTCATGCATCGCTTGTTGTTGCATATATGATCTATCACTCCATCCGACAACTTTAACTTCCCAGAACCAAACGGAAGCGCATCAAAGCCGTTGTCAAAAGCAAAGGATAACCTGTGAGCCAGCACTGTTTCGAACGGCCCTCTAACTTCGTGATGAAGCAACTTTTTGAGTCCATACCCATTTTCGTTTACATCTCCATTCCAAATGAAGCATTCGCCAACAATATCGTACCTGCCACCGAACAGCCCGCTCCACGTTCGTTCATGAACCGCATATGCAATAGCCAAGTCTTTAGCAGAGTACTGCTGACCGTATACGCCAGCAAGTTTCTTGACTACTGATTTCTTATTACGCTTACGCGGTGGCGGTGGCTTCATCATTCGAACTCTGTAAAGTTCTTGAACGTAAACATACCCATATCCATATCTACCTGCATGAGAAAGTCTGGAAGGATACCCTCGCGGTTCTTACGCCCGACTACAACCATAATGTCGCTAGACGGCCCTCTACCAAGAGCAAGAATCCAGTCAGCATCATACGCCATTTGACGCGACCACGCTGTCTGAGCAAGCGTAGGTGGCTCACTCATATCGCTTGAATCCGTTGGTGTGGCACTGCTGATTGCAATGATCGGAACCTTCTCACTCATAGCAAGTAGTTTCATCTCGCGGCTCAGGTTCTTCATCTTGACTACTTCACTTTCAGCACGAGCAGACGGTGACATTAGTTGCATATAGTCTGCTACTACAATGTCTGGCTTGTACTGATCTATCTTCGCCCTGATAACCTCTGGTGTTACCTCGCCACCGATAGAGTCCATGCTAATGATATGGAATGGATGCTTACCGTCGAACATCTTGTGGTGCCACTGCTCAAACTCATCAATATCAACTGCACCACTGCTCAACTTACGGAGACTCCATCGGCCATTACCAAGAATTGTATAGAGCCTATTACGGACTTCTGTCTCACTCATCTCAAGAGATACAATCATTGGGGTAAAACCCTGTTTCCAAGCCTGAGCCAGAAGATATAGGGTAAAGAATGACTTACCAACAGCGGGATAGGCAAGGACAATTCCAAACTGCCCGCCACGAATACCGGACGGGAAACACATATCAAGGCCAATAATGTCTGTCTTAATACCATGTGCTAGCGTGCTGTTCTCAATCAACCTACGAACGTGAGCCACAGCCGCGTCCGTATCTGTTGCGTCAATATCCTTGACTATGTTTACTTCTTGATTAAGGTTGCGTACACCAACGCTTAACATCTCCATTGACTTCGTTGGCTCACCATCAGATACCGCTTCCGCAGCAGACCTAATGATCTGACGCAGTTCGCGGTCTAGGTATTCACCACGCAATTCGTCAAGATGATACTTGGTTGCACCCACTCCCTTCTCAGGAATAAAGTCTGGAAACTTGTCCAGAATCACCGTCGCCGGGGGCACCGTATTGTTGTTGGCATAGTACTCCTTAATGAAGTTCCAAATGTCAACATGCGTTACAAGAATAGCGTCAACGTTACCTTGCAACAGGTGGTGTATCTGCTTGTCCTGTAGGACAGCAGTAATTACTTTTGCTTCACTCATCCATCCACTTCCTCAACATATCTCGATTGCGCTTACGCATAGCCCTATCCTGGGCAGCGTCTTTCATAGCAGCACGGAAGTCATCAAATTCGTATACTAGTTTCTTCCATACAGGATTACCGCCGCTAACCTTGGCGTAGTAATCTATGACATCTTTAATCTCGTCGTAACTATACGATTCTAAAAGCCCGTCAGCATCCCACTGAAACTTGGCTTTGTTGCCAACCTTAGTATACTTTTCAAAGTGGCTGAGTACAGCGTAACGCATCTTGCGTTCAGCCATAGTAATCTACTTTCTCTGTATCGTATCCATGCCTGTGCGCCCATCGGACAGCACCAAGCGCTTCTCGCATGTTCATGATACCACACCCCCACCGGAATGAGAAGTGGGCAAAGCCCATCGTGTAATATACTTTAACTTGTTTGAAGTGTCGCTCGTTGTGAGCGAAGATCATGCAGTACATGACCCTTACTTATCGAAGGTTTCCTTCGCCTCGTTGATCTTCTTTGCCAACTCGTTCTCAGCAAAGCGGTAGATGCGCTCAGAGGCATCTCGCACACTCTCGCCTTCACGAGTGAAGTCGTTAATACTAACATCAAGTCGCAGCGACTGGAAGTTACCCAGGTTGTGAGTATACCCAATGCTCCATGTGATGCCAGTCGAAGGCGGCTGCACTTCTAACTCTTGCTCTTCCATCATGTTCCTTTCTACAGAACTGTCTCTTCCCAGATCGGGACGAACCTGCCGTCACCTAGACGGGTATATGTAAGCATACCACGGCCCATCCGATGTGTCAACTCCTGCTCAGACGGTATGAAGTTATGCTGATAAGCGATTCCATCTTTGCGCTTCTTACGACGCTCAACCATGACCTCTCTCAACTCGTACACATCCTTCTGAGTGTAGTAGCCTTGCTTACCACGCGCCCCCATCTTATCTGGCGTTGCGTACAGCGGCTGCTTGAAGTTGCCGTACCAAATCTCACGCTTTACCCATGTATGGTGTCGGTTTAACAAGTCGGCTACTTTTGATACACTATAGACTGGTTCTCTACGAGCAATGAAGTCTGTATAGAGAAGCGATACGCGCTTGCCCTCGTGCATATCTTCTAGTATGACTAGGTTACCTGCACGGTCACGAGTCTTGTATCTGTATAGTCTATTGTTTAAGCACCATATTTTGTTGACCGGAGTAACAGTTGGAGAGTTGTTATAGATTTCCAACTCTGTCGCTCCCCGTCGTCCATGCGACCCCATCATACCACCTCTCTTTATGTCTGTCAATGACCTCTTCGTCAACTTCATCTTGTTTACTGTCGTTGCACAAGAGGTGTGCTGGCGCAACATTGTCCCACGTATGCGTCCCGCCTCTACTTAATGGTATCACATGCTCAAGCGTAGCGCTACGAGGATCAGGCCACCTCAAATCCTTGTCGATGTATTCATCACACACGATGCACTTCCAGTCATAGAATTCGAACACATCGTACTTGTCAATAGCATCACCATCACGTACCTGGGCATCACGCTTGGTATTGATTGGTTTGGATATCCCACCGCGCAGAACCTCCGCTGCCTCGCCTACGTCTATCAGCCTGCATGAATAACTACAGTACAGGCCATATCCGAATGCCCGTGGGCGAACCACATTTTTTTCGCAGACTATACAGTCATACTCGATAGAGAATGCAGGACATTTACTTCCACATATTCTCTTCTTGCTTTTCTTAGACACCATGAACGGCATCCCGCACGCATCACAGTTACGAGGCCCAAGACTCAGCATACACTTGCGCGAACAGTACTTGCGACCACGCCTATTCTGAGATGGGTATATGTAGTAGTGCCTCTGACACCCTACACATATCTTACAAATCTTGCCTTCCTTTTTTGATGGCTTGAGTTTGTCTCGTGGTTTCACGCGAGTCCTTTCTAGTTGGTCGGTACACCAACTGCTATAAGTGATAGTGCAATCTGCTGGCCCTCGCTCAAAGTTACATTTGACGTTACATAGCCAACGACGCGACTTGTGTTGACGCTAGTGATTACTGCTGAAATATCTGCCTTTGTTGTTCCTGGGTTGGTGAGGATCGGAGTCACCGTAACCACAGGAGCACTAAGGAAGTTAGTCAGCGGCAATTCAAATGTTGCATGCTGTCCAGGGGCTACATTCTGAAGCACCCCCGCGTAGAACGTTTCTGCGTGAATACGAGCATCTGCCGTTCTAACAGTAGTTGACGTACCATTTGAATAGATATTGTCCTTGATCGTTGCTCTCTTGTATTTAGACGTAGTGCTGTCTGCAACAAGTTGCTCAACAGTATTGACTAGATCATTGACAAACGCCACATCTAGCGGCGCTCCCTTATTGATTGTTTGCATATTCCTCCTTAAATTTCAAAAACCTTTCTCCATCGCCTAGGAGCAAAGATTGCTATATCACCAAACGTTGTTCGTTGGCGACGGTATGTGTTCCACTGATCTGATTTCGTCATTCCGTAATGTGGATTCCACGGAAGGTAGCCAGCGGTTCTATAATTGATAGACTCAACTCGTGCGTCTGTGAAGAACTCACCTATTTTGTAATTGTTAATAGCACCGTTTGCAGCACCCTCAGACCAGTATCTTTGGTAGGTTGCCCACATACCAGTATCAAAGTCCGATGATGTGTATTGATCAGTATTGCCAATCCATCTATAGTTAAACCTATCTGGTTTCCATGACGAATGACCAGTTACTAGAATTTGAAACCAAACGTCATTGAAGTAGTCGTTAACGTGAAGTTTACGAAATCCATCAGCAGGCTTTCCGCCGCCAAGACCTTCCCAATACGCTTCCCAGTCGCGGTACTCTTGTGGTATTGGTATCGCCACACTGAATGATGTTGCAAATCTAGTTCCAACAAATGACCACTCATTAGGCTCCCAATATGGATCAATGTTGTAGTCCTGATCAATAGACGACTGACCATTCAACTGCCACCCGCCAGAAGGTATATCATCTAGTTGTGCTGGCGCATCAACAAAGTCATATGTTGGAGGTGCCAGCCCATCAATCAATCCGCCTGGATCGGTGAATGTGAATGTTTGAAACGCCGCAGCGGGCATCCATCTAAACCATACATCAACACCTGTTGTAGGAGCATTCTGCGCGGCCAGTTCATCAAGGTTGACCGTTACTTCCTTAACGTATTCAACGTATGAGTTTGCAGATGTGTCATAGAATTTATTTGAGGTGATTGGATTGTCTGCTATAACAGATGCTTGCTTGTACAGTTTACTTGCGTTTGATCCAGAAGCCCAGTTGCTATCCGTATCAGTATCGTATTGATAGTCTGGTAGGTTGATTGCACTCCACACCCCGCGTGAGAGGCCAGAAGTTAGCCTCCCTCGCATGATATACGGGTTGGCTTCGATCAAACTCTCATCTGTGAAGTCGGGTAATCCAGAAACTTGAGGTTCTGTAGGCACCCCCTCTGCATGGAATAGTCTTTTAGACAATTTGCACCTCAAAGACTACACTTGTTGGGCTGCCTTGGCGCGTTACAATCCCTCGTGTTGGGTAGTTCTTTGCAATGTCGTATGCCACCATGCCGTACCCAGGGTTGGCTGTGTCGGTATTGACGAAACTTAGTGCATCAAGACCAAGGTAAAACCCTGCCGTTGAGATTTCTGAGTATACAATTATCTCAGACACATTGGCCCATAGGAATCCAGAGTCGTATGTTATATCTGTCTTACCAGATACAGAATCGTTTTGCAGTTTAGTGTACTGTGTAAAGTAACTGTTGTTGCGAGACTTTACAGTCGCATCTCCCCATGTTATAGGGTTGACATCTATTGATCCAGTTCTTGTCTTCCCGCCCTTCATGCTTAACGTTCCTGCTGTTGTTGATCCGTCTGCATAGAAGAATTGAGTCGGGTATTCCATTGCAGACGAGTTCCATAGGATGTCACCATGACGCAAGTCTGTATCCGCACTCAATGTGACGCTGGCGCTGCCAGATGTGGTAGTTACCGTTCCGGCAGCCATAGTTGTATCTTGCTTGAAATGCCATTTAGCATACTTGTTGTCGCTTGTTTTAAACCATACCATTACTCTTACAGATGATGGTGGCGTAGTTGATGCTGGCGCTGTAATAAAGTATGATAGTTTCAACTGATCGTCTGGGCCTGCGGTATCAAACGGTAGTCCACTGACACTGCGCTTGATGCTGTTCCCGCCAGATGCCGACATAGGCCACCCAGACCCAATCGTTGACATATTGCTACGCAGTAGAATGCCGTGTGTGCTCAATCTAAATCCCTCTTTATTTGTACGGCGATCCGGCCTCATTGTCCATAGCAAATCATCGTATGGCGAGTAGGATGCCTTCATTGTTGAAGATAGTGCTTCTTGCTGAGCAAAGTCTGCCTCTCCAGATACGGTTGTCTTTGTTAAGAGGTCTGTAGTTCCATCGTATTTCCAGTTCTCCGTCTGATCGAATGCCGCAATGACCTGTGTTGGTGGGTGACCAGACCCAGCATTCTCTGCGTGTGTCCATAGCGCCACCTCAGTAAACTCACAGTTAAGATCGTTTGGTAGTTCAGCAATACACTTAATGCGTCCGTCCGATAATGGAAGCGTTGATATTACTGGTACGCGAGCAACCTCATGTACCATTTGTGTCATGTATTGAGACTGATGAGAGTTGTCAGCGACGTTAGCGATAGTTGACGGGATTGGTCTACCGCCGATTCCAATTGCAAGGTAGTCGATACATGAGTCTGTAAGGCCACCTACTTTACGTGCTACTAGTCCTTTTCCTTCGTTGGTAAACATTAGATTACTTCGTACACCTCGCCAGAAGTGGAGAACGGCACTACGTCTGCTGACGTTGCAACCTGAATGTTCATATCGAGTGAGGGTGGCTCGCCATTAAGTGCATACCCTCGATTCACTTCACCTTCTACATAGTGTGACGAGTTAAGAAAGTCCTGTCCCGAGGCCGCTAGGGCAGAGTTCGGCTGCCCCATTAGGTTGTTAACAGAATAAGGAACAAGTCTGCTCTTAGTAGGTATTGGTGAGTAAGCCATTCTAGCACCGTCCAGGGAGTCGTATCTGGTCATCATAGATAGTTCTACCGCCCCAATATCCTGTAAGATTAGGTCGGCCATTACATCAATATCTGGATCATAGCCCTCAACGACGATGCTTGGATCAGCAGCCACCACGATGCTGTCATTGTTTGGTTGCAGCCACGGTGGCACTGTTAGTGGTGTTGGCGATATGTCCTGCCTATAAAATCTACTCATAATACTTCTGCCAGATACACTTTCTGATCCAGCCCCTCTTCATTCTTTTCATATTCTATATTATACACCACGAAGCGCTTGCCACCAGCAAACTCTACGCCATTTGAATCTGTGTAATCTAGTTCTACCATATCACCAAGTTGAAGAATCGGATAGGGGAATAGGCTAACACCAATAAGCATTCTCTGCTGAGTCAATTCAGAAGCAAGCCAAGCCATCATATTCTCAGCATCATCTTGTCTCTGAATATACTCTGCTTGAAGGCTGAACTCTTGCTTCCCGCGCTTTCTTCTATCAATACGCACATCACGATACGTTTCCTTGGCAATGAGTGGATCGCGCAACAGGTTCATACTCGCAGTAAACACATCGCTTGTACTTCCCACTTCGTTATAGTAATCGTCAACAGTGAGCGTGCGCTGGTTAGTTTGTGTGAAGGCTACGCCTTGAATGCGGAGGTAGTTACCAGATGTTTCGTCTAGGTTGAGAGCCTTATCTGTTGCATTAAACACAAGGAACTCTGCTCCGTATGCATGGTGCGTGAATCCAGATACGAAGTATCCCTGTGTATTGTTGAATGTAGGAGACATCTTCGCTCTTAGTGCCGGATACGCCTTGTCAAACTTGATATTGAAGTATGCACACTCACGCATGATTGTTCCGAATTCGTCGTAGAACATGGTGACGTTAGGGGAGGTGCTTGTGCTGATCCCATCTAGATATGCTTTCTGTACAACACCATTCAGAGCAAATTTGGTCATTGATTGGTTAGCATTGATCGTGTCGGCACCGAATGATGATGGTAGCGCGTAGTTCAACAGGTTCATTGACGAGGTGTAGTCTCTGATAGCCATTGTGTTTTCAAACATCACCTTGGATGCCCCGCGACAGAACAGGCCGTATGTGTTAGTCTTTGGAAGAACTAGGAATGTGTCGTCAACCACGGCTACTTCCTGTCCGTTGATGTACAAATAGAATCGTATACCATAAGCCATCTCTTTGTACTCAATAGCAATGTCGTACACGTTGGGAATCTCTTCGCCAGCCTGTCGTCCAAGACCTACGAACTCGCCAGAGTCAACCACTACGTTTGCTCTGCCGCCCCACAGTTTGAGGGGCACGCTCTTGGAGTTTGCGTTACCGCCAGCAGGGGCAACGTTCTTGTAGAAGATCACATTGTGTGCATCTGTATTGGTTGCGTTGGAGCCAAGCGTCGTGTTGCTGAGTGCTATCAACTCAAAGAAATATCCAGTGTTCGTTTCTGGATTCACATTGATTGCAATACCACCAGAGCCGCCCGTGATCACACGAGCGCCACCAGCATCGCTGTAGTACGTGTTCTCTCCAAGTGCCGTCTGATCCATTTCCCCAGCGGCTTTGACTTCACCGATAACCCTCATACGAGCGCCTACATAGTTCGGTGACGATGTTAGTTCTTTCTTTACTACAGTAAGGTTGCTTACATCATCCTTGTTGTCGTCTTTAAATCCTCTCAATACAAGAGCCGATGCTTGCAGAGTGCCAGCCTGCGCCGTGAGGAATGAGGCTATTTCAGATTCAGTATACGTTACGTTTCTAAAGAAGTTCTTGATCACTCCATTGACCGTTGCACTGACGTTTTTGATTGACTTAGCCTTGCCGCTAGTCGTATTGGCAACCGATCCGTATGCCTTTTGCTTGAACAGGTAATCAGTATCCTGATCTATGACAAACCGCGAACTTGGAGAAGTCCATGACGAATCAATTCCTGCATTGTGTGATGTGATTGGTGTCTGGAACTGTCCACGGCCATGCTTTCTAATACCAACAAGGATGGTGTTATCGTTTACATCCTTGCCGTACTCAGGCTCAGTGAAGATGCGTACTCGCCCTGTCGGATACATCTTGCCATTGAACGGAACATCTGCAAAGTACTTCTGGTACTCAGCGTTAGATGAAATCCATGCTGTCTTGATTAAAGTATCGTTTGTTCCAGTTGAGTATACGCTGTACTCTACCGCATCGAACCGGATTATCTCTCCGTTTGCATAGAAGTACCCGCTGTATCTAGGCAACCAGTATACAGATTCACCAAGATCAATCACATTGTTCTTAATAGCGTTGTTTTCAATGTAAGGGATTTGATCGTCAAGGCTAATGTTCAGGGCGCAGGCACCCAATGAAAACGCGCTCTGTGTCTGTCCCATCTCGTTATTGGCACGCACCAACTCTGTGCCGCTCGCTTCCCATAGGAGCACTGGCTTGTAGACCAGCGCTTGGTCTTGATTTACAAAGTTGGCCTGCTGTAGGCTAGAGATAGACCTTTGAATGTATCTCTCATTGTAATCAATTCGTCCATCGTTGTATCGCTTCTTCTCAGTAGATGCAATGCTTATGATATGCGGTGTGTTTGAGTTACCGCTAAGCGTTCCGTCAAGGGCACGGCTGGATGATAGGAAGTACTCTTTAGACATAATCACAAGGTTGTTGTACTCGTCAAAGAACATCGCATACTGCGCGGCCTTTGCTAGGTCTTGAAGGACTTCTGCTACAGTCTTCTCGTCACTTGTGTAGAAGAATGGGATGGTGAACTCTTCATTGTCAATGCGCTTGAATGTATAGTTTGAGAATCCGATATAGTCAAGCAATGTAGCCACCGCCACAGACATTGATACGTTAGTCATGAATAGCGAGGGAGCCTTAGTCTTTTCAAGCAGCCAATATCCATCGCGCAACTCCCACTTAATGTTGGGAGGATCATCCATGTTTGGCTGATTGCCCTCAGTGTACATGGTTCTAATAGGTACTGAATAGTCTACCCCATCTACCCCGCGAATCTTCTCGTAGAATAGGAACTTAATGTTGAGCGAGTTAAGACCACTAAAGATGCTGTCTGGATCGTTGAATACGCTGGTCGTGTCCATCATCTGAACGTCACCAGTTCCAGGGAGCAGATATCCCACTGGCAATGACGAGTCAGACATTGACGATACAGCAGCCTTCGAAGAGTATGATGTGACCATTGAAGTAACGTCTGCAAGCAGGCGTGGTGACATTTCGATAAGGTCAAACGTAGAGCCTTCTGTATTCATGGCCGTTACTACAATACGTAATCCATTAATGTCATCAATGTCGCGGTATCTCTCACCTAGTCCAGTCGTGTACCTCTCCATAGCATTGATATCGTCAATTGGTAGCGGAGTCGCTTCGTCCTCTACAAGGTGCCAGTCATAGATCGCTGGCTGAATAGTCCATCCATCGTTGTACAAGTAGAGGAATCCGACAGATGTTCCGTCTGCTACTAGGTATGCGTCATAATCAAAAGGATTGTCTGGTAGGTGAGACTGTGAGGTTACTCTGTCTTGATAGTTGTACCCGCTCGGAACGCGCAGACCATAAGCCAACTCAACATGACCGTCAGTGCCAATGATCGGTGATCCATCAGAGCGCAACGTTGATTCATTTACAGTGTATATGTCAATCCACACATTGTTCTTAAGAGCCTGCACTTTCCATATGGAAGGAGTCTGCTGATTCTCATATCCGTATACAGGATCACCGATGTTAACGCTATCTACATACACATCTTGTCCCTGCACTGACGCTGTGTGTGTTTGCATCTTAATCATAATTCTATTAGCATAGATGGTGTTTGTATATACCACGAATGGGCAGGCATCGTCAATGAGTTTGATAGCCCCAGGCTTAGAGATACCAACCTCCATAGTCCCTGGAATACCACCTGGGTATCTGTTTGCTGCATTAGGCTCCTTCTCAGGAGATATAGTCCTATATGAAGTCCAATACTTGAACGGATCGCTTTTGCTTCCGGGGTAGTATCGAGGTCGCCCATCAACGTAGTTGTTGGCTGGCAGCCAGCGTCGTCCAGGCAGCATCAAGAGTTTGTTGATACCGCTACGCGGCCTGTTGGCTGTGAAGCAATCGTCCAGTGAGAATTGAGTTTTCATTTTCTCATCTACAGTCGTGAAGATGCTTGGGTCGTTGTTGTTGTCGTACTCGCCTTCGATCACAATGTCTGAATTGGTAGCGTCTGTATAAGCCCCTACCGCATCGAATGGGTCGAACACATCGAATGCTGTAGCAGATATTCCAGTCGTTCCGTGACGAAACCTATAGTTACCTACCCTATCAATGTTCTCTGGGTCGTTAAGATTCCACTCCATGTAGACGGCAGACTCACCGTTGATTACAGATGATGTATCTAAATGTTCTTTAAGTTCTGGGCTTTGCCACATTACGCTTCCTCTAGTTTAAGGTCGATGTTCCAGAAGTCCATATTGCTACCACCACGCTGTACAACTTGATATGAAAAATCATCTGTAAGAAACATCTCAACCTTCTCGTTGTACTTGTGTAGGCTGGTAAAGTCTCCTGCAACTGGATACCTGTCATACGCTAGCAATACCCAAAATGATCCTGTATGTCCTTTGTACCACTCTAGAATTTCGTTGCCCCCGGCACCCCCATCGACAGTGAATCTGTCTGAATACTCAGCAAGGTTTACGCCTAGATTGATGCCAGCATCCTGCCCGATATTGTGTCCAACAGGCCACCCACGGCTGGGTAGTTTATCCCATGAAGTAGATATCGTGAGTTTGTCTGCTGTGTGATATGAGCGCATACGTCCATTAATGGTTCTTTTGCGATTGCCTATTCTTGTCACTCCCATATCTATCGGGCCACGGTTATGATCTGAAAGGATTAAGAAATCAAGAAACTCTGTTCCTTCTGGAACGTACATCCCACCTTCTTCGATAGGCTCTGTCTCTGCAAAGCAGATTGCCTGTGGTCGCTGATAGGTTTTACGCCCAACCATGTATTCGCTAGTAGCCATTAGAATCTTCCACCTCTAATTGTAGCAGAGTCAAGACTCTTCATCTTACGTACCGCGATATCTGCAATGTCTCTTTCGTTCAGGTTGGCTCCATTGATATTGAAGATGATGTTGTCAATGTTGACACCGCCGCCAGAACCTCCAATGTCCTTGATTGATCCAGAGTTCATGGCTTGTAGAGTAGGCCCGAATCGCGCTGCTGCTGCCTTACGCATAACGAATTCGCCAGGAGTTGCTAGCAGCGGAACATTGTCTGAATTACCAATGCCGGGAACCCAACCTCCGAAGGCTTTACCCTTGCCCTTCTTCTTTTTCCTGGCAAATCCCTTGCCGCCGCCACTAGGAACTGGTGCCGGGGCTTGAACAGTAATAGGCGTGGTGGGAGGTACCTGCGGAGCGTTCGGGTTCGGTACAGTGCCAAGTAGGGCATTTCGGCGCTCTATTTCTGCAATCTGATCTGTAATCAACTGAGTATTTCCAGTAATCGCATCTGCCTGATTCTGCCACCTTTCAATGTCGCCTACCTGCTCTCTAACGGCTATGGCAAGAGCAAGGTTCATCTCATTTTGTAGATCGCGGGACTGCTTCATCCTTTCGTTAATCGCTTCTTGTAGTGCTAAAGTTTGAGCCTTTTGCTGATTTTCTAACTGAGTACGCATCTGCTCCTGCATGAACGATGCGGTGTCAGAACGCTGTTGTTGGGCTGCCATTGCTGCCGCAGCAATATCACCTTGAGACAATGCGTTGGCTACAGATAGACGGCCTCGTTCAAGGTTTGCTATCGCCTGCTGCTGCTGACTAATCTGATCGAAGATTTCAAGTTGCTTTTCATACTTTTCATTTACGTCGTCAATCTTGGCCTGATCTATTGAGTTTCTTGCCTCATTTTCTGCGATTAGTGCATCTGCCGCAGTCTGAGACATTCCAATTTTTTGGTTATCCTTAAACTTTCCACGCGCTCTCGCTTCTGCCCCATCCCTAATTATTTGCGCTGCGTTAGAGGCGTTGCTTGCGATCTCACTTTGGGCATCTCGCCACGACATTTTAGCAACGTCCAAAGCCTCTGCCGATTCTTTTGCTGCATTACCAAGGTCGATAATCTCCTGTATTGCCCCTGGGCCTTCGTTTGCGATCTTATCTGCAACATCAGTCCATGAAATTCCAAGAGCCTCTACGGACTGCGCTAGCGCAGCATTGCCCTGGCCTTGATTCTTAAAGATTGCAGAATCAGAACCAGTGATTTGAGAGTTAAATGCCGCTTTTTGATTTGCCCTCTCTGCTAATTCGCGCTGCCTCATCATAGATTTAAACTTCTTCGGACTAGAGAATTTCATTAACTTGTCATCAGCGGATAGGTTTCTTTGAACACTGGCTTTTGCTCCGAAGCCCACAACCTTAGATGACGATTCAGCCGCCTTACGCTCTAGGATCGACTGCCTTAGTTGTGTACGCGCCTCTAGCCGCTGCTCTGCCGCGAACTTCTTTGCTATAGTCTTAGCACCCTTGTCTTTCTTGCCGCTAAACATTTCTCTAATTTCTTTTGGATTGTAGTTGTCCACTATATATCTAGCAAACTCTTCATCCATCTTCTTCATCTGCCCACCAAGAAGAACACGGCCATGCTTAAGTATCTTAGAAAACGCGCCTACCTCTTTGATAATGCCCTTTGCTTCGCCAAGCATCCCCTCAAAGTCTTTCTTCTGGTCTTTATCAAGGCCGTCTGCCTTCAACGGAGTCCCTGGTGTACCCTTAGCAAATCCATTCTTGTCGTACATACCACGGTTCACCGCATCTAGGAAGGCGGTTCCGTACTTCTGTACCGAACTTGCACGAATAACAAACTCACCATCAGAAAGACGGGCGTTTACCTTGTCGTCAGTTGGCCCGCCTGGGCCTATTACCTTGCCATCGCCACTGTGGACTCCACCGTTTGCATAGGCAAACAGTCCACCTGTAGCAGAGCCACCAACTACTCTTCTGCGAACAATCTGCTCAACCGGAGGTGGTGGAATGAGTTCTGGACGAAAAGTGAGAATTCTCAATATCTGCTGAACCAGTGGTGCTGCTGGTATGAGCGACATATCCATTGCAATTATTCTATTGACAAGTTGGATGAGCGGAGCAGCAGGAGTCTTGGTTTCGTCAGTGCCAATTACCCTATTAACTGTCTGCTCAACGTCGGCGGCACCTAGACCCTTGATCTTGCTCTTAGCCCCGCCAACGTTTGCGGTTGCTTGAATATTGATCTTCTTCTTGCCAACGTTATCCGCTGACTTTCCAAGATCGTCAACATCTTTCTTCGCACCCTTTACATCTGCCTTTGCCTTGACTTTGAATTCTTGATCCTTCGGCTTATCATCTAGTGTTTTATCACCAACTGCACGACGCTTAATGTTTTGAACAAGTTCCTTGGGGAATTTCTTACCACCAAATCGTCCAGTATTAAACGAATCCATTTCGCCTTTCTTGGCAAGGTTACGAGCCTTTGTCAAGTTTTGAGAAACCTTCTCTTGCTCCTTGCTAGCGTTGTTATACTTCGCTAGCGCACCTGGGCCACCAATCGCCTCAACTACCTGCTCCATTTGTGGCTTAGTCAATCCAGCCTGCTTGCCCACCTCTTTGAATGCAGAACCGAAGTTAGTAAGAGCCTTGGTTGGGTTTTGTAGCGATCCAACACCCTGCGTAAACTCCTGAAGTTTTGTGACTGGAAGGCCGTTCAGAGCATCGCTAACGCCTTGAACGCCATTCTTAGAGTTGTTAAACATGTTTACAAATCCAGCAGAATCAATACCACCAGATGCAAGGTCAGTCATCATCTTGAACTTATTGCCATCTTCCATATCGCTAGTGGAGATGACACCCTCTGCCAAGATTTTGTTCGTATCGCCAGAATCCTTCAGCATCTTCCCAGCGCTCTTGAGCATTTCTGTCCTTGCGCCGGGGTCAGCGGCTTCCCACATTCCAGCCATGCTCTTTGCAGATGCATCTGTTTGAGCAGTAAAGTTCTTGAAGTCTGACTGTAGTTGTGGCAGGCTCTTTCTTAAGTACGCAAGGCGCTTTGTTTGCTGCGCGTCAAGCGACCCGCCTTTTTCTTTCTTTGCAAGCCTGCTTCTTTCGTCAATAAGGGAGTTGATCTGGGCTTCAATAGCAAGTCTATTTTGTAGTGCTGTTTGAACCTGTGAGATGTTAGCAGAGGCAAGAAGGCCAGCATTAGCATTTAAGCCAGCACGAGCCTGAACAAAACTTGATGTTCCCTGAGCCAGACCTGACGCGGCAGTAGGAGCAGCACCAGCTCCTCCAAGACCACCACTTGCGAGCATACCCCAAAAACCAGGATTCTTAGTTCCACCAGCAGTTACACCGCCAGACTCGTTTGGCACTTGCTCTAGTTGCGCCTTGAGCGCATTAGAAAGGAATTGGCTGGTTGCATTGGTGTTCGACTGCTGCTGGGCAAGAATGTTTTGTGCTACTTGTGCAGGATTATTCTTCATACCCTTTCCAAGCAGACCCGGCATCTGTGATGCGATTATATTACCCATTGTCGGGTCTTCTACCTTCAGAGCGGCCAGGAACGACTTTACATCTCTAGTTCCCATTACTCCATTTACAACATAGGATGCAATTTTCGCAGCGGCAGATGATCCAGCAATAGCAAAGTTTGATTGGGATGCTGTACTAGCATAGTCTTCAACAAACTTACGACCAATGTCAGACTGCAAGTATTGCTGTGCAGCATTGAGTTGTTCTGTAGATACGCCTGCTTCTTCTGCTGCCCTCTTCGTTACGTAACTCGTTCTACCAAAAGCATTTCCAGTTTCTTCTATATACTCAGTTGTGCTATTTAGTGCTCTACCAAGGTCAATCCCTCTTTGCCTTGTGTTGTCGTTAAACTTCTTCCACAGGATGATACCTCCACCGACTACGGCAGCCGTGGCACCGATTGCAATTCCAAGCGGCCCAAGGCTAGCAGCAACAGTCGAAAGGCCAGTAGCGAGTTTTGGCATCATATCTGGGAAGAACATAGAGGCCATACCAATACCCATTAGGCCGTTTACTGCAAAGTTTACAGCGTTTGGAACCTCCTTGCCAGCCATTTCCAGTCCCATAATTGCTGTTTGTGCGAGCATACCAGCGCCCATCATTCCCATTCCGCTGAATGTGCGCGGTGCAAAGCCGGGGCTAACAGGTGCAACCGGACGTGCCCCCGGTGGCGTTATTCCACCACCAAACCTGTACACCCTGCCCGTCTGTGGGGGCGTTAGTCTACTCGCTGAAACTGGCGCGGGTTGCCCAAACCTTCCATATGGAG